TCTTGTACTTCAACTGTACCTTCACCTAATGGTTTAACAGAACCCATACCACGAGACGATATACCAACCGTTATATTATTGATGAATAATTCTTTCAATATATTGCCTGATGGTGTTGGAAGCACTTCAATTTCACCCATTAAATCGTCTCCATCCCACCATAAACGTTTAATGTTGTGACATACGTTTTTAAGATTGATGATTGATGAGTCTGGATGGTCTAATTCACCTAATGCTCTATTTTCAGCTATTGGTCCGGAGATATATTTTTCTACTTCACGTTCTAATGTGTCTTTAGGATATACACGTCCGTTTTGATTTTTAGCATCAGCACGTTGTACTACACCTTGAACAATTAGGTTTCGAGAAGGATTGCCTTTCGCCTCTTTCAAAGATTGAGGCGATGGGGCAAATGAAAAATATTCTATTAATACTTGTTTGGACATATTATTATTTGTATGTTCTAAAATTAATTTTAGCGTTTTTAGCTGCTGTTTGAGCTGCTGTATCTTGAGCAGGTATGTTAACTACGTCTCCTGATGCTTTAGCAGCTCTAATATCATTAGGATTTATTAATTCTTTTAATCCTTTTTTTAATGCTTCTTTAATTTTAGCGTGTTTATCTTTAGGTGTATTATCATCAATAACATAATCACCATGGTGTGGATCTTCTTTATTTATTTTATCTAAAGCAGCTTGAGCTTCTTCTTCTGTATCATAAGCATCAACTTCTTCACCACGTGCTTTATCAAATATAGCGTAAAATTTACCTTTTGCTTTACCTTCTTCAACTTTATCTTCAGCCATTTTCCCAAAACCAGCCATCATTAAAGCTAAATCAGTACTATCACCATTCATTGCTTTTTCAGCTGCTTTTTTTACTTCTTCTGGTTTGATTTCGCCTGATTTTATTTTATTTTCAATATCAGTTTCAGCTCCTTCTTTAATAGTTTTAGTTGAACCAGTAACACCTTTGTCAGGCATTATTTTAACACCTTTTGGTTTTACTTTACCAGCTTCTTTTTTACCTAAACTATCTTTAACATTTGCTTTTTCTAATTTACCAGCACCTTTTTTTAATGTACCATCAGCATTTGCTTGCATTCCAGGAGCGTCAGTTTCTGGGGCTTTAAACTCGTAATGAGATTGTTTCTGATTTAATAGTGTGGAATAGTAATTAGAGTCTTTAGCTAAGTTTTTTAATACTTTAGCTTTAGCTGCTGCTAATGATTCATCTGAATAATCACTATCTACTCCTAATTCATATTGTAAACCATGACGATATTCGTATGGGTTAGCTTGGTCTATATGTAATTCTTTAGGTGCTTTAGGAGTTACTTTTTTAGCTTTAACTTCAGCTTTAACAGCTTCATCAGCTTTTGCTTCTTTAGTGTGAGACTCAGTTAATGATTGTTTGGTACTTTTGATACCAAACACGCTTTCACTGTAATCAACTTCGTTAATTAAACCAGCTATAAGCTTTAATCTTTCTATTTCGTTAATTGGTTTTTTCATACATATAAATATTAAATTTGTTTAGTCAAACAAACTATGATGTTGTTTTTTTCTTGGATTACGTCCAGTATTGTCATGTTTATTGTATGACTTTTGTGCTTTACCTTTTTTACGTACACCGAATGTAACTTTACGACTTTCGCCTCTTACTGCTGCTTTTGCCATGATTAATATCCTAAATGTTTAAGTCTTTCTTTAATAAAATAAACCGCGTCTTTTTCTGAGTAGCCATATTTTTTAGCTATACCTTTTATAAAACGTGTTACTAAGGCATCACCTTCTTTATGAGCTGCTTCATTTAATTCAGAAACATATTCATCTTCTTGTTCCATATTAGCAGCAATGATTTCTAACATATCTGTTAATTCATCAAAAGCACGTAGTAAACCTTCTTTAGATATTGTTGATATTCCTGAGTTAGTTGATGTGTTTCTATATAATGTTTCAAGTGAACTTATTACTTTTTCTACTTGTGGTAATAATGGATTACTTGCTTCATTTAATTCAGATGCTCTACGACGTGAATAATCAGAAACATATTCATCTTCTTGTTCTATATCAGCAGCTACATCTTCTAATATATCTTCTATTTCTTGAAAAGCATATACTAAACCTTGTTTATCAGTTCTTGGAATATTTGAGTTAGTAGATGTATTTGATTTTAAATTAGAAATCATATCTAATACTTGCTCTACTTTACTTAATGTATTTTTATCCACAGTTTCTTTTAATTTTTGTTTTCTTTCAGCTAAACCAGCTTTAGTGAATGTGTCTTTATCAAATAATGATTCCCAGTAAGCCATAACTTCATCAGCTGATATATCACGTGGGTAATTTTTAAGAAAAGCAACATATTCTTGTTTACTTACTGATTCCTTACCATTAAACATTTCTTTAAAAGCGTTTAATATTTCTGGGTTATCAATACTATCAATAATACTTTCTACATCTTCGTATGGTGCTTTGTTTGGTGATGATTTGAAAGCTGTTACTAGGTTAAAGTTTTCATCCATTCTAGATCCAGGAGGATATATGTTCTTACTATTATCTTCACCTTTAGGAATAACTTTATTTTTTTCATCATTAATCCAATATGCATATGCTGACATTCCCGGACCTAAAGTGATATAATAAGATGGATTACCTTTATAATCTGTTGATGCATTAGCTGTAATATCTCTACCTATTATATATGCGTCATAATATTTTTTACCTTTTTCTTTTACTATATTGTAAAATTCTTTTGGTGTAGTTGCTTTATCTAAGCCGTATTTTTCTAGTTCATCAAAATTACTATATTCTTCTTTGAATGCATTTAACCATTCAATGAAAGTTGGATTAGATTCTTCTTTATTTGTTTCTTCTTCATCTAAAAAATCCATCTCTCTTTCAGCTTCCGCGTCAGCTAGATCTTCTTTTTTTAATTTAGAATAAGCTCCTAAGTTATTTTCAACTAGGAATTTTTTCATGTCAAAATTGTCAGCCATTATTTTAACTTTGTAGATTTAAAAAATAATTGTTTTGTTGATTCTTTAATTTGTTGAAGTGCCTTTTCAGTATATTTTTTATACTTTAATCCACCTTCACTCTCGCTTAATTCACTTTGTAAGCGATTCATATATTCAAATAAACGATTAATTTCGTTTACTTTTTTCTTTACTTCTTTAACTGCTGAATGGAATTGTTCTGGTTTAGTACGAGTTTTAGTTTCGTTTCTAAATTGAGCATATCCTTCGTTTATTGGTTGTTCAAATCCAGTATTATTAAAGAAATCCCAAACCCATTCAGCTACATCCATTGTAAATTTATCTTCACCAATCATATTGATTAGATTATTTACTTTAGATAACGCTTTAGGATATTTTTGTAATTTTATATTTATAAATTCTTTGCCTGATTTAAATCCTGTAGCTTCATCTAAAGCGTCAGAAAATTTAGCTTCACCTGCTTTTGTCCATTTCCAGTTTGGTTTAAATTTAGCTAATACATCATCAATAGTATTAACTTGTAATTTATTCCATCTATTTCCAGCCGCGTCAATTACATTAATATGGAAAGTACCTGTTTCAGTATCAAAATAAACATCTGAATCTGTTTTAGTATCTGTACCAATATGCATTTTACCTTCTTCTAATTGAGTTGATTGTCTTCCACCTTGTGGTTTAATATAATCATCAGCAAAGTCTTTTAAATTTTTAACTGAGCCAAAAACCATATCGCCTATTGGTTTATTGTTGTTTTCTAAATCAACTATTTGATAAGTAGCTTTATCTGAAGATGTTTTTTGTTTTATAAACTTTATATCTCTATGTCTAGATAAAACTTCTTCAGGCCATTCATTTTCTTCTTCCCATAATTCTTTATAGTCCATAGCTTTAGACTTACGATTAGGAACTGATGGAGCGTCTTTCCATCCTTCTGGTTTTGACTTATTTGTTTTACCAAAAGCATATTTTGTAGCTACTCCTTCACCTGTACCTGATGTAACAGATGCGCCAGTGCCAGTCATTGACATTTCTTTTTTAAGTCTAAGAGCTATTTTCTTATCTTTTGTAGCCATTATTTTACTTTCTTAATTTCTTCAGTTAATTGAAAATACTGTAATAAAGATATAACGTGCTCATCTTTAACAGACGCTTTAGCAGGTATTGGATTAATTAAGTTTATAACTTCGTTTAACTTAATTTCAGTCACCTTATCATCTATTTTACTTTTTAACTCTGTTAATTCGTTTTTAACGCTTATTAGACTTGAGTTAATATATTCTTTTAATTGAGCTGGGTCAGATTGTTTATTGATGTATTCTTTTAATACTAATTTTTGGCGATTGTTTAAAACTGAGTATTTGTTGTTAAATTTTTCAATTAACATTCTATAAGCAAGTAATCTTACTTCTTTACTTTCGCCTCTTAATTGTTTATCAATATCACTTTGAACTTTAGTTTCAGTTAATGGTTTTTTAGTGATATGTTCAAGTAAAGTTATTTTGTTTATAATAATTAACTTAGGTTCAATGAACTTATTAACCATTGATGCTTCAAACAATGTATAAGCTGATGCTAATACTTTATAGTTTGATATTTTAGATTGGAAAAACGTTTCAAGATCATATTGCTTTTTAATCTCTTTGATAAGGTTGTATTTTTCTTTATCAAGTTTTGATTTATCAAGCTTTTTAGCCATGTCAACTGTAGTTGATATTAATGTTTCGGCTTTAGCTTCGCTTAATCTTGGAGCTGTGATAATAGTGTGGTAAAGTTTATGTTCTTTAGCTAATTCACTATTAGTGAAAAATCGTTTAATGATTTTAACAGCTTTAGGATCATTATTTGCTAGTGTGTCAGCCGCTATTTGACGAACTAACAACTCAAATAAGATTCCTGTATTTCTAAATTTAGAATGTTTTACACGCATAGTTTTAGTATGATGATACTACTTATAAATATATGATTTATTTAATTTCTTCACGAATATTGTCTTCGTTTAATAAATCACTTTGTTCAAATAATGTTGTTTTTCTAGTTGCTGTTGGTAATTTAGCAAACATATCTTTATTTTTTAAATATGTTTCTAACGCTAGCGGTGAACCGCCTTTCCACTGTGTTTTAGCTAGTGTATCTTCTTGATCAGCTCCAGCACTACTATACGTTTTAGCACCAATTCTATCTTTACCTAATGCATTGTCTTGACGGTTAATATTAGATACTGATGATTTCGGACGACCAACTAAGTGAACTGGTTCGTTTGGATTTTTCTCATTGTATCCTGGAGGTACACTACCTTCAGCACCTGGTCTACCTTTACCATAAGCTGATGCTAATTGGTGTGGTGTACCGTATACTTGACCTGTTTCTGCTGGGTCGTTACCTTCGTTTTCAATTTGTGCTAATCTAAATTTGTATGCTTTATCTTGAACAATTAAGTCACGATACTCATCGTATTGATCTTCACTGAAGTGGAATAAGTTGTCATAAATCCAATCTGTTGGTAACAAATTGTTTTCCATTATTTGAGATGCTAAATCTACTTTTTCTTTCATTAACGCTACACGTTCTTGATCATAAATGATTGATGGTGTAGTTAATGATAATTCAAAGTTTGTTAATTGTTCAGCTGTGTATCCCTGAGTATATAAGTGAACTAAAGCTATTTTAGTTAATTCACTGATTAATATTCTTTGAATACGTTCAATTGTACGAGCAAATCTAATGTCTTCAGCAGCTAATGTTGCTTTACCAGTTAAATCTTTCTCATAACCCATAAACGCTTTTGGTATTTTAAGCGCTGCAAATAATTTATCTCTTAAATAATTTACGTCCTCAATACCATTATATTCTAAACCTTTTGTAGTATCAATACGAGTTGATTGGTCATTACCACGAACAGGAATATAAAAATCTTCCATCATGTTCATCATATTGTACTTCAAGTTGTATTGACCAGTTTGTGGATCTACAAACGGTACTTTTTTAAGTTTTTGTACTGTTTTCTGCATGTACGCCTCTACCTCATTCGGTGGTATAGCACCCACATTCATATAGAAAATACGTTTTTCAGGCGCTCTAACAATACGATGTATCAACATCGCATCCTCCATTAAAACCATTTGTTTAAATATTTTACGGCCTGGTTCTAAGTAAGAACGACCATAAGGTAGGTAGTTAACATCACTTATTAATCTAAAGTGAGCCATCTCAAAGTTTTCAAAGAAAATATCTGATGTAGATGTACCTAATGCTGCTTGTGTTTGTGGAGCTGTTATACCTGATACGCTTGTTGGGTCGTATTTAAATCTAACATATGTTGGATTTTTTGGTTGTGTTCCTTCTTCACGTATAATAGAGTAAGCAGAGAAAGGTATTACATTATAAACACCATATTCTTCTGCTATTTCTAATTTTAAATAAAAGTCACCGTACTTACACATGTTACGAGTCCAACTCCATAAGTTAAACTCAATATTTAACACATCGTAAAATAGGTTGTATAATATTTTTTGAATGTTTTCATCACTAGAGCGAATATGGAGCATTTCTCCATGTTCATTTTTAAGTGTACACTCATCAGCTATAATATCTAAAGCAGATGCTACAATAGCGTCTGTATCCATTGCTTCATAGTCTGTATAAAGTTGTACTCTTAAAGTCTGATAGCTGTAAACGTTATTCACATTGTAAATACCAGCTCCTGATGTTGTATAAATCTTAGTGAATCTATCTACTAAGGCATTTGTCTGTAGTGTACCTAATGATTGGATACGGTCTGTGTCTATTACTCTTAATTCGTCGTTCACGTTGCGTATTACTACGTCAGAAGAGAATAACCGTTTCAGATTGTCAAATAATCCCATAATGTTTGTATATGTTATAAATATTTATTTATTAAAGTAACCATCCAATACCTTCTACTTCTCCATTGCCTAAATCCATTTGCCATGGATTATCATTCATTGGTGTATGTGGGTTTGAAAATGTTGTATTTGAAATATACGAAACTTTTCCTATACCTCCAAGCGAAGCACGAGTTAAGTCCATCGCTGTAGTACTAAATTTTAAAGCAGTGTCTCTTAAGAACAAACCAATACCAAAAGACATTACTAAGTCGTCATTGTATCCGTCTGTTGCTTGTGCTTTACCATTTTTCCAAACAAATGTTCTTAATTCTTCTAGCAGTCGACGCGATTGTATAATACAAGAACGGTCTCTCATATACGCCTCTAATTTTGAGACTACAAGTGGACGTGTTTTTTGCGTGTTTGAAAAACCAGGGACTAAATTATTTTCGTTTCTATTAAAGAAATTATCTTGAGTTATGTTTGCTGAATCTGATTTAGATGAATAGTATAAATTTTGATATCCTCTTTCAATCACTGTTTGTACTGTATCCCATCCTATATTTGCATTTTCAATAGCCAACAGCGCGTTATTATACTCAGTTGCTATAGCCACTAATAAATGTCCGTAGTCACGAGTTCCAATTTGACCTTTATATTCTGCTACTTGTTTAGCACTTTCAATATCGATTACGTGACATGCTGAATAGTCCTTTCCATCACCTCGAGCAACGTCGGCTACAACCATATAATTTCTTGTATAATCTGGATATTCCCAACGCCATAAGTTGCCATCAAAACCACCTTTATCTATTGGGTCAGCTTGATAGGTTTGTATATACCAGTTTAATATATCTGGTTCAACTACTGAATCACCTGATGTACTAAAGTCACAATCACACTCTTGGGCGGCATTTCTAGGTCCTAAGATAGCATCTTGTTCATCTCTCCATTTTTGATTTCGTTCTGGGTGTACAGTCCATGGTAATTTAATGGCTGTAAATCCATTTTTACTTTCTTCTGCACTAATAAATGTTCTATGAAACCAATTACCTGTACCAAATGGAGTTGAAATGGCGATACATTGACCACCAGTTGCTAAGGTTTGTTGAGCAGAAGCAAATATCTCATCTATGCCTTCAATAAATGCGGCCTCATCCAGCAATAGTAACGACACGGCTTCTGAACGACCTGCATCACCTGTAGCACCTACTGCTTTAATCTGTGATCCGTTTGCTAATTTTAAACTTAACTTATTGTCCTCTATTGTTTTTATCTTTAACCAACTGGGTAGATTCTCATATGCAAAACGCACTTTAGTAACCATATTCTTGGCTGTCTCTTGCTTAGTTGCAATACATAACACGTTTTTATCCTTATTGAATAACATCAACCATAATGAATAAGCTGATGATAGGGTAGATATACCTAACTGTCTTGACTTGTTACAAATATTATATCTGTTTTTCTGGAATTGGTATAATACTTTTTCTTGGAATGGGTATAAGTTGAATTGGATACGTCCACGTTGTGGATGTTGTATCATGTAATATTTTTTCATAAAATAGACAGGATCTTGAGCGCATTTAACGAATTCCTGTTTAATTATGTCTTTAATGTTTTGTTGGTCACTCATATATTATATAATATGTTGTATATAAATATATAAAAAAAGCTCAACCTTACGGGGTTGAGCTATGCACCTATGGTCTAGATAGGAGTCCTAGGGTAGCAGGACGATTTTTAAATATTTTATTTATCCTACTCTTTCAAATTTATTATTAAAAAATACTACAGCTGCTCCTTTATCCGTATAATTACTATTTTCAACTTCGAAATCTCCATTACCCTCATTATCTACAGTACCTAAACCTTCTAATTCTAAACCAGCTGCTTTTGCTGCTGCTCTAAAATAATTCATTTTTTTAAAATTACATTTTTCAATAGCGTTACTTAAATCATCTGAATCAAATTCTTTAGACACTAATGTTTTAAGTATATTAACGGCGTCTATGCCTTCTGGTTTTTTTAAATAAGAAGAGGCATCTTTTTGTTCAGATTTATCAAAATCCATATTATTATAATCTCCGCTAATTGAAACAGCTTCGTTTAATTGTGACTCAGTAATAATACCAGCTAAAAGCTGCATTCTTTTAATTTCGTTAAGTTGTTTTTTCATGTTTTATTATTTTATTTTATATAGATTTAGACAATGCTGTCCAGAGCTCTATCATTTTAATAGACAATCCTTTTAAACCTTGTCTTTTTGCAGCTTGTTGTAATGAATTTTCTCCAGTATCTCTGCTCATTAGTGAATCTAATGTGACCATACCATCTTTTAAATCATTGATTATTGGTTGCATTGCTGAAAACGTTTTTGTCTCAGATTCGTTTACTGGTGATTCATCAATGTTTTCATCTAAAAAATGTCCGTATTTATTTAATAGCTTATAGTTAGATAAAAGTTTTTTCATTGCTATTTTATTCGCAGGAGATAATTCACCATTTTCATCTTGTCTAGTAATAAGAAAAACTGCTATATCAAGTCCTAAATCACTATCTTTACCCCAATCCTTTTCTACTGCATCTAGCAAAGCTAAAAGTTTAGGTGATGTTTTATTTAATGGTGATGTTGCTGGAAATCGTGATGCTTTTTTTACTCGTGGTTTATTTGCTCCTTTACTAGGAAATTCATCTGGTTGAGAAAATAAGTAATAACTCATTTCTTGTTTAGCCCATTCTTCAACTTCACTATCATTAACTGCAGATGGATCTTTATATCTATCATCCTCATCAAAAAAATATGATCTTGATTCCTCATATCCTTCTTCATCATCATTCATAAATGTTTTAACGTCCTTAATATATTTAGGATCAATTACTGATTCAAGATAATCTGATATAGCTTGACGATCTAGATCTGGGTAGTCTTCATCGTATTTATCAGTTTCAATAGTAATATATTTACCGATTTTTTTAATATTTGGTTCAGCTTCGTTTAATGATGATTCGTTTAATCCTGCTTTATCATAAATGTCTGGATCTGAAATACTAATCCAATTTGCCTTGATATAATCTACTTCACTCATATCATCCATATATTCTTCAGCAAAATTACTATAGTCATCTCTGCTAATATCTTCATCTTCAGAAAATTCAGCTTTAAAGTTATTAAGTATATCTTCATCTTCATAATCCTCAATAACGTTTAATACATCATTATATGAATGCGACATTGGAGATGCTTCAAAAGCAGCGTTAAGATCAAAATCATCATCATCTTCCATATCAAAATCCTCATTCATTAATGATTCTTGATATTCGCTTTCAGTAATTAATCCAGCTAAACGCTGCATTTTTTTGATTTCGTTGATTGGTTTTTTCATTGTTTTGTTATTTTGTTTATTATACTTCAGCTTCTAATCTAGAATTAAGATAATCAAATATATCTTCTACTTTATAATTTTTTTCCCATAATGCATTTATTATGTTTATAGCTGAATCAATAAAATTATCATAATCATCTTTATGGTTTGTGTAAATGAAATTATCCATTTCACCATAGGTTTCATCACTAACAGAATGTTGATTTTCGTTAATAACACCAGCTAATTGCTGCATTCTTTTGATTTCGTTAAGTTGTTTTTTCATTGTTTTATTAGTTATATGTTTATAATAAATATTATTTACCTGCGGAAACGAACAGGAATAAAAGACCCGCTAATACAAGTAACATACCTGCACCTGTTGCTAAGTGGTTTTTCACTTTAGCTTTTTTAACGTCTTTCTTTAAATCCTTTGTGTAATTAATATATTGTGCTTCTTTTTCTTTGTATAATAGTATTTGTTTAGCGTATGTTTGGTTTTTAATTTGATATGCTTTTAACATACTGTCTTGCATTACTGTTTTCTTTTCAGTTGCTTTAAACATATCATAAACAATAGCTAATTGTGCTTTAGCACTATCGCCGCTCATTAAATCTAAAATCATTTGTTTAGCGACATAAGCTGGTATTTCTATTTTAGTTGTATCTTTACGTTCAACTATAATTGCTTGATAGCCAGTAACATTATGGTTAGAGTCGCGTACTGTAATAGTAGCGACTGTATCCTTAACTGTAGCTATAGCCGTTAATGAAAATAAAGATAATAATATTGTAAGTAAGTATTTCATTAGTAGTTGTATCTAGATTTAAAAAATGAATCTATTTCAGAAGCATGGTACTGATGTACTTGTTCACGAGCTTCTTTATATTTTTTTTCAACTGTAATTATCTTTGTTTTTTCAACTTCGATGATATTATCTAAATAAACAATACTGTCTTGATAAACTACAATAACACTGTCTTGTTTAACGTGTACTGAATCTAATACAGTTACTTCGTGAGATAAACTATCGATTGTATGTTCGTATTTTTCATATTTAGCTGCGTTGTCTTGGAATACTTTATATACCATCCAAACGCAAACTAATATTGCTACTACTGTAATTATTTTACCTAAGTATTTCATATAATTATGCTTCATCATCAATTTCAATCGGTTCATCATCGATACCTAATTTTTTCAAATCTTTAGCTAATGCTTTTTTAGATCCTGATTCAGGAACTGATTTTAAATCTAATCCTTTTAAGATTAATTTCATAGCACCTTTAGCGTTTACAGTACCAAATTTAAAGTCAAGACCTTGTAAAATCTTAATAAACAAATCGTAGTCTTGGCTTTCTACTTTTTCTAATTCACCAACAATTTTAGCGATTTCGTTTGGCAATTCTGCTTTAGCTGCTTCTCTTGATTTTTGTAAACTAGCTCTGTATTGACCAGCTCCGATATCTCCTGCTTCATCACCTCCTTTACTTCTACCTGCTTCTCTGATTGTGCGAGAATATTTTTTAATAATTCTGTCAATTAAATCACCATTATCAATCAACCACTCACCTGCTTTAGCTCCAGTACCTGTGATAGGTGCTTTTTTAAATCGAGCTAAATCTTTTGCTGATGGTTCTTTTTCTGCTTCGTCATCACCAATTGGTTTACCTTTTTTAGTTGATAATTTTGATCTACCTACAAACAAATCTTCAGCGTCTTTACCACCCATTCCGAAATAATCTTCACCACCTTGTTCTTCATCTGGTTTTTCTTCTTTAGCTGTTTTAACTTGTAATAGTTGTGTTCTAATATCTGGAGTGAATGACCAGTTAACGCCTGGTGATGCATTTTTCTCGATTTCACTTTTGAACAATTCAACATCCATCGGATCAGTGTTTTGTTCTTTAGCTTGAGCAACAAAGTAATTAATTACTTGTTGTTTTCTATCGTTTTTATAATTAGATGGATTGTCTATTCTATCCTCTAAATTTGGAAAGTCTGGATTTAACGCGTATTTTTCTTTAGAAATACGTGCCATTTCGCGTACCGGTACTTTAATTTTAAGTTTAGATTCAGTTATAAACTTTCTTAAATCGAAATTGTCTGCCATGATATTTAGTTAGTGTTTGTTATAAATATTTAAAATAAATTGTCTATGATTGTCTTCATGCGATCTGATGTTGAACCACTTAATATTATTAGTTGTTTAGGTGGGTTAAGAGCCAATAATCTTAACATTTCTTGATTAATATCTGCCCTATATTCAGCATTTGTTTCACGAACACCATTATCTTCTATGTTAGTTCCGACTGGATCAATGTAAAATACTACATCATATTGGTCTTTTAATAACATTGCTGTGTTAACAAACTGTGATTTTTCATGTAAACCAATTGACTTAGCCAATGTGGTAAATGAACATACATCCCATATTGTTCTATCAGTTATAATATTTTCGTTTAGTAATTCACTAGCTCTTTCTGCTAAAAACACTAACTGTCCATTAATAGTTGAATCAGTGTTTAATGGAATACCTAAATCCCTTAAATACTTACTACGTTCAGTAGCAAATTTATAGTCTTTAAACAAGTCAAGCTCAGATAAAGCTTTAACTAGTGTTGTTTTACCAACAGACATTGTTCCACATAGTCCTATTCTCATATATTAAAATCTTGTTTCAAATTTAGGGTCTTTAGCTGGTGGTATACCATTTACATCACGTTTACGTTCTGTCCATTGATCTTTAGTATATTGATAACCAAATAACCAATATTCCTTTTTACCTTCTGGCGTAATCAATGCTGCGTCATCCCAATTATGTAATTTTCCTTGCCAAAGATAGACAATAGTTCCATCTGGCTTCTTATAACGTTTTGTTTCAAACGATGTTTTTTGTGCTTTTGCCATTGTATGTATTTTATATTTAAATATAAGTAATTAATCCAGGTCAAACTAAAAGTTCTCAACAAATTCTGGATATTCTTCATTCGGATCGTATGGCATAGTTATTTTTGTGATAAATATTCAGCCACATAAATTCCATGTGCTCCAGATACTGTAATACCACGAGCTGATAATGCGTCTCCTACGAAATAAACATTTGGATATTCTGTTAATGATAAGTTGTTGTAGTTAACTAATGGTTCAGGTGAAAGATATTTTACTTCAGGAATATACATACCCCAATCATCACCAAACTCAAATACTTTATTCATATCATCAATAAAATTAATAACATAATCAGCATATTCACCCATTGCTTCTTTAAATATATCTAAGGAGTTAATTACAGCAGCACTTACAGGTATGTTTTCAGATGTAGTTGATGGTAAACGGAACTTAGAATAATATAATCCAGTTCTTATAGTATCTCCTACAGGAAGTCCTCCTCTATATCGAGATGCTTCTGTTTGTAATTTTGATACTACATCTCTACTCCATTTAAATGGATCTTCAATACCTTTAATTTCCATCAATATGCCAAAATTAGTCATATCGTTTCTAAATTCTTCACCTTTTTTAGCGTGACCATTATAACTAACATCACCATAAGTTTCTTCAACTGCTACATAAGCGGCATTGTTGTTTGTACAGAACGAACGTAAAGAAACATTATCAAATTTCTGATATAATTTAAAGTCATAACTTACATCAATTAATTTTTGGAAATATTTTTGTGGTGCTTCAAAACGAACTCCAATTTGTACTGATTTAGGTTCAGTTGGAAGTTTATAGTCGTCGGATAGTTTTTGTGCAAAATCAATACCTGATTTACCTACAGCAAATATTAGTTCATCATATTTAAAATAATCATGTCCTACTACTATTTCATTAGTATTAAATAATATTTTAGTCACTTCAGTATTCCACCAAAACTTAACACCTTTATCTAACAAATATTGATACCATGCTTTAGCAATCTCGTGTAAGAAATTAGATCCAATATGCCATACCGGAAACATTCTCAAACCAAAGTATGGTTTAATAAATTCAGGTTCTTCCTGTGGATCAGACATAAAGATTT